CATTTATGAGCATATTTAGTGGCTTTAGCTTTGGCGGTGGCGGTGGCGGTGGCGGTGGCGGTGGTGCATTACCACCATCACCAATATATGTTGCAGCACAAGGCGGTTTTAGTAGGTCAGGTGGGTTTAAAGCTTTTCAATATGGCGGTGTTGTAAATTCTCCTACTATGGGAATGGTTGGAGAAGGTGGCGAATCAGAGTATATTATTCCAGCTTCTAAGATGTCTGGTGCGATGGCTAGATATTCAGCAGGTGCTAGAGGTGGTGCTGTAATTCCAGGTGGTTCTGGTGATTCTGGTACAGTTGCAGGTGGATCTGGTAACACAGTTGTTGAATATACAGGACCTACATTAAACTTTAATGGTGATGAGTACGTTCCAAAATCTGCTGTTCCTGAGATTATTGGTGCTGCTGCAAAACGTGGTGCTCAAGCAGGTAAAGCACAAGTTATTGGATCGTTAAAAAATTCTAGAAGTCAACGTGCATCTCTTGGATTATGAGTATTACAACCTTAGTTACTTTTATTGAAGTTTTTGAAATAAATAGTAATAACATAAAATCTACAATACACCGATTACAAAATGCTAAAAGAGAACCTTCAGAAGAATCAAATTCTTCAAAAAATACAATAAATTTTAATGGTCAAGATTTTCATTATTTGCCATTTGTTTATCAAGGTACAACTATTAATAGATCGGGAGATAATATCGAATCTAACTTAATCATGGCTAATCATCCTTTAAGTATGGCAAAAGCACAAGAAGCGGTTGCTAATAAATATTTTGTTGAAGTAAATGTTTGCATTGCAGCTAATGATAATATCAACAACATTACAAGCACGTTAACAACCGATACATGGCTTGCTGCTTCTTTATCCTATGATCCAGAAGTTGTAGAAGTTTTGTTAAGTAGTGCAGTAGATGCAGTTGGTGTTAATGTTCCAAATTTAGTATTAACAACACAAGCTGTTGGTACACTACCTGTATCAAGCGATATTCAAAACAGATGAAACCACATCAACTTATTGGTTTACCCTATAGATTAGGTGCTGATCCAATCAAACATCATGCAGTAGATTGTTTATCTTTGGCTCGTACAGTTTTAAAATATTATGGTATAAATTCACCAGAGCCTACAAGAGATTGGTATAGAAGATTTCGTAAAAAAGATTATAAAATATTCAAGGAAGAACTTGAAAGGTGGGGAAACGAGACAAAACAGTTTAATATAGGTACAGTTGCATTATGTAAATCTAATAATGGATTTGGTCTTGCTGTTTATTATGAGGAAGGATGGATAAATTGCGGAGAATCGGGGGTAAGATGGAGTCCTTTAAACGGCCTGGAGGTCGTAGAGTCTTACTCCCCGCAGAAATCCAATTATGTAAAACAATAGGTATAACAGAAGATGAATATTGGTATTTTGTAGAGTTAACACAGGCATATAACGGAAAAAGACCTAAAGAATATGATGATATACCTTATATCATTAATATGCCACAAGTTCTTTTTGTTGGTGGTGCAATTAGTGGGGGTTTAACAGTAGCTGGTCAAATTATTTTAGGAGTTGTTCTTACAGTTGTTTCTGTTTTATTAACACCAAAACCTAGAGCACCAAAAACTCCTCCTAGTCTCACAACTGCTGGTCAAACAGGTCCAAAAAGATTTGCACCACAGACAGGTTTTAATTCAGTACAGGAATTAGCAACTCTTGGTGAGGTTATTCCCTTAATATTCACAAAACAAGAAATAACTAAAACACCAGATTATATAGAAGTTTCTGGAGGTATTCGTGTAAATACAAGACTTTTATGGTCACAAATGATAAGTCTTGGCAGTAGTCAACAATTAAAAGCATTATTTATGATTGGTTTAGGACCTTTGAGTTCTAAACCTGACTTTTCAGGTTATGCAATAGGTGATTTGTTATTAAAAAATTATATAAACAAAAAATTAGCACTTTATATGAGAAAAATAGGCGGTAGGCCAAAAGAAATTCATAGATATGACGAAGGTACTTTACCAAAACAAAAAGATAGAAATGGCAGCATTATGAATGATGTTATGTCTGTTGATTGGGATGCGGCTGATAATGGAAGTGGTGCAGCTTCCGACTCTATCGTAAGTGGTACTAGAACACCTAATACACAAGTTCAGTTTGGAGCTTATTCACCTATGCCAAACTCTATGAGATATAGAGTTCCTTATGAATTAGTTTTAAAACAAAAAAATTTAGAAAGCGATAATAAAAAAGATATTAATAAAAAAAGAAATAAAATAAAAACAAATTTTCCAAGATATTGTTCTTTTTACGCATTAAATGATGTAAAAGAAGATAAAACCGATGCACCTTTAAATGTAGATGACACAATAAGATATACTATTGCAGATTTTGATACAGAAGAAGAATTTGAAGGAGATTTTGAACCTTGGGGTGTAGAAGATGTTAAGTCTGCTGTTGATGCGACTAGGGAAGAAGCTGATGATGCTATTCAAATTGGTGAATCTTATTTAGCTGGTTCTGCTTTAGTGGTTTGTATAGATAGAAGTAATACAATTTGGAAGTCTAAAACATATCAAAATTCTTATTTTAAGTGTGATACACCTGGAGTTGTTGATATTAGAACAGGTACAGCAGATTTAAAGGGTGCCCATAAAGGATATGAATTATTAACATTACAAAAAGCAGCTATTGGAACTATTAGTAATACTAAAGTTTGTAATGTTACAGAAATAGGATTGAAGTCAAAAGTATTTAAACAGGTTACAAGTTTTCCTAATGTAAATAGTCACCCTGGTGCTGTTGAAATGGATGGAGTACCTCAAGACAGTACAAAAGGAGTTGTTAAAAGGTATCAAGATGATGACGGCAATATTGCTCTTGGTCCAATGAGTAAATATTTAATGAGATATAGTTTTTTTAGATTACAGGCTAGAATTGCTGGTGTTGGTGATATAGATTGGCAATATATAGATAAAGGTCAACCATTTGCTATAAAAGGTAATTTACCTCAACCTCAATATAATTTTATAAGAATAAATCATTATAATAGTGCAGACAGAGAATTTGAATTTAGATTTATACCTTTTCCAGGTAATTTAATTAAAAGAAATTTTGTTGATAAAAATAAAGCTGTAAGAATTTTAAATGCTGCTGAAGATCTTGAAAGTTATGAAGTTTCAAAAGTTGGTCAAGATTATGAAATATTTTATAGGGGAACTGATCGAAAATTAAGAAGAGGTGACGTATCAAACACAGAATGGTATTTAGGTGCTTTGCCAACAGCAGATAAAGAAGGAAAAGTAAAAGATTTTGTAAAAACAAAACAAGGTAATATTCCGTTAGAAAAAAGATGGGTCGCTGTTGATGTAAGAGTAAGTAATTTAGATAATAATTTTAAGAGTGGCAAAGAAGCTGAACTTAGAATAAAAAAAGGATTTAACAATAAGTCTAAATGGATTTGGGGTTATCCGAAAAAATCAGGCTGGGTAGATGATAAAAAACAGAATGAGGCTTCTAAGAATCTTAACGGCACTATTAAAAATGATGGAAGTAACACATCTAAAATTGGTACTTATTGTATAAAGCGAAACGGTTTTAAATATTGTAATGGAGAATTTTTAGGAACTAAAGATTTAAATAATTTCGGTAAATGGAATGTTTGGGGAGTAACCAAATATGAGTATAAAAAAACCAATGTATTACCTCAAGTATATGACAACTATCAAGTTAATGGAGGTTCTGGACAGGATTTAACTGTAACTTTAAAAGTATATAGAGATCCCGATAATAATAAATTTAAAGCTGCTAGGTGGGAAGTCAAAAATTCAGGTAAGAATTACAAAGACTCAGATCAGGTATCTATTCCAAAAACAGGTAATGCAGCTTCAGATTTTCCTGGCATAAAAAATTTAAATATTATTACTGACTTTAATGACTTTGTAACAGAGCCATGGCCTAAAGGTAAAAATTTAAATCCTTTTGATGCTATAAATGACTACTATCAATATGATGCAGAAAGAAGTAGCCATCTAGACGGTCCAGAACATGAAATTGTATATGTTAATGAACAGAGTGATTTAGGAGAAGGAAGTGAACCAACTTATGATTTTAATACACCTAAAGCTGGAATTGCTAATGTAGCTTTAAGATTAAGCAGTTCAAAAGAATGGAATAGTTTTTCTCAACTTTCTGTTTATATTAAAAAAGGTTTAAAAATAAACAGGTTAATAAATGATAAAGGAGAAACAGTTACAGATAATAATAAAGGTACTGAGGGAGTTGATTCAGATGGTTCTGGTCCGACTAATAATTTTGCAGAAATAGTACATGCTCTTTTAACTGAAGAAAAGTTTGGACTTGTTGATTCTATTGGAGCAACTTCCGTTGACAAAGAAAGAATGATAACAGCTGCAAAATTTTGTGAAGCTAATGGATTTTATTGGGATGGTGTGATTACTGATAAACAAAATATACGAGAATTTATTTATCAAAATGCATTATTTAATTTATTAGATTTTACAATTCTTGGAGGTAAGTTTTCACTATTTCCTTCTGTTCCTTTTAATGCAGAATTTGAAATTGACGGAACAATTAAACCCAAAGTTTGTGCATTATTTACAGATGGTAATACACGAAATTTAAAAGTTAGCTTTTTATCACCCGAAGAACGTCAAAATTTTATTGGCACGGCATATTATAGACAAGAAGTTGAAAATGGTTTTCCTACAACTGAATCATGTATTTTACACGTTGCAGATGTTAAAAGTCCCGAAAAACTTCCAATAGAAGTATTTGATATGTCAGATTTTTGTACAAATAAAAAACATGCAAAAGACTTTTTACAACACGCTTTAAAAATTCGAGAAAAAGTAGATCACGGTATCAATTTTGAAACTACACCACAAGCTATAGTGGGATTAAAACCTGGTGATTATATCAGATTTATTTCAGAAGCTACTCATACCAATAGATTTGAAAATGGTGTTATTTCTCCCGATGGACTTGTTCAGAGTGTTGGTAATAGTAGTTTAACTAACGTAAACATTTATCACTGGAAACCAGGAACAGATGAAGTTTTAGAGGGTATTTTAAATGTAGAAAATGGCAAAGCTACAGATGCAAAATTTTATGGATCTGTTTTTACGGTAAAACAAACAAGTGAATCTAATAGATTATACAAAGTTGAATCTCTTGCTTATAATGAAGAAGGTTTAATAACTGTTGGTGCAAGTCATGCTCCCTTACTAGATGATGGCACACTTGCTACAATAAATTATGGACAAGACGATTTTGATGAATTGTAATGGCAGATAAAAAAAATTTTCCTAATATAAAACCTTCATCTAGGACTTACACACCTGGAAGATACCCACAAGTAGAATTTGTTGCACAAAATGGTGCAAAAACTGTACTTAGATATGGTGATAAACCAGTAGATGCAAAACTAACTCTAGGATTTACAAATATTACAGATTCTCAAGTACTACAAATTTTAGATTTATATGAAGATGTAAATTCTGATTATGACTTTATAAACTTTCCAAGTTCTAGTGCTTTAGCTGGTGTTAGTTCTTCAAGTTTAGTTAACAAGATGGCCGAAACAGATTCAAACCTTACTAAATTAAGGTATCGTTTTGATGGCCCTCCTACTGTCACAAGTGTTAGACCAAACAGATCAAATGTACAATGTAAATTTGTCGCTTGCCTCGATGGGGATTAGAATGTATTTAAAATTAAACTAAAACAATGGCTGGCTTTTATTCTGGTAAAGAAGGAGAATTACTAATAGGTGGCACAAAAGTAGCCAAGGTAAGGTCTTGGTCTTTTACATTTAACCAAGCAGTTTTAGAAACTGTTTCTTTAGAAGATACTGATAGAACAATTATTCATGGCACTAGAAGTTATACAGGTAGTGCTAGTGTTTATTATTATCAAGATGTAGCTGGAGGTGGTGCTGGTCAACTTAGTACATTAATCACTGATATTATGAAACAAGGTAGTAGCAATGGTGATGGCACTAATCCCGAAAGTGTTGCTATGGATTTTAAATTAAGAATAAAAGATGGATCTACGGCTGGTAGATTTATACAATTTTCTGCAATACCAACAAGTTTTTCTATGACAAGTGCAGTAGGAGAAGTAATAGCAGCAGATATTAGTTTTGAGGCAAATGGAGCACCTACTGGCCTTGCTTTATAGATGTCTATTTATTTTGGATCGACAGGTTTTATTGAATTAAAACGTGATGCCTTAAATTCTCAGATAGCAACATCTTTAGACCCTGCTGATGTAAATACAACTAAAAAAAGATTTTCTGTTGAAAATATTAGTGGATCGTTAATTACAGGGGATCAAATTGAAATAGAAACTGTTGATGGAAGTAATTTAGAGTTATTATCTGGTCATAATTTTCCTGATCTTCGTAAATATATTCATATTGATGATATGGGTGGAATCAGGTTATACAATAATTTTGCAACGGCATTAGCTGGTGAGGTAACAGACGCACTTACATTAACTGCACCATCTTCTACAAAAAATATATTAATACGCACCAGAAATACTAGATTTAGACCGCTTGCAAAGATTACTGAGTTTGAAATTACAACAACTAGAGATACTGTTGATATTACTAATTTAGGAGAAGAGTTTAGAAAGCAATATGAAAATGGTCTTATATCGGGACAGGGA